TTGGACGAATTGCACAACGTAAAAATCACAACCGCAGCGAATAACAACGTGTTAGCTTATACTTCAGCGACTGACATTTGGGAAAACAAGACGGTTGCAACGGCACTTGGTTACACACCTGAGAATACAGCGAACAAACAGAACTCTTTAGCAGTAGATGGAACAGGGGTAAAATTTCCAACGGTTGACGCGGTTAATAGTCTATCTATGATAGATAGAGGAAAGAGAATTGTTTCTTTCTTTACTGATTTTTTCGGTAACGATCTTTCAAAAGATGGTTTAGTTAGTGTTACTTCGGGAGGAATTATTTCTGCGCAGTCTTTAACAGCAGCTCCACAAAGAACTAATCAAATAGGAGTGCATACATTAAGCACTTCTACAGTTGCAACTAATTGGGCTAATCATGTTAGTTCAGGTGTTGCAAGTATGTACTTGGGTAACGGTGCTTGGGTTTACGAAACATCTATTAATTCATCAAATTTAAGCGACGTAACAAATAGATTTAGAATTGTTAGCGGTTTTGGTAGTGCAAGTGGAGCATCAGCAGAAACAGATGGTGTATTTTTTACATACGATGAAGGTGGAACTTTAAACGGAACAGCGGCATCTGCGAATTGGCAATGTGTAACAGTAGCTAACTCAGTTCGCACACTTACAACAACAACAACAGCTGTAACTAACGCTGCATGGCACAAGTTAAGAATTGAGATTAACGCGGCAGGAACTTCAGCAGCTTTTTACGTTGATGGTGTTTTGCTTGCAACGCATACAACTAACATTCCTTTAGGTAGCTCATCTCGATTTGTAGTTGTAAAGCAGGGTATATTTAAGACTATTGGAACAACGAACCGCGTTATGTGGGTTGACTATTTAGGCTACGAAAACATTCAAACAACACCACGCACATGATAATCACAAAATACCGAATGATAACCGAAAATGGTTACATCGAAACACTCGACAAGCAAGAAGCTATTGAGTGGGGTAACTATATTGTAGTGCAAGAAGAAATAAATGAATCAAATCAATGACTGACATCAGAAAAATATCAGTAGGACCTGACTATAAGAATAATGCTATGCATTATATCGTAGGTCAGAAAGTACTCAATGATGCTTATATAATAAATCATATAAAGTTTGATAAGTCTACTGACTCTATCAAGATTTATATAATCAATGACAAGCAAGAGGTTCTCCTATGGAAGGAGTTCAATTCTTCTATTCCAACTTCAATCGAATTTAATATCAACTACTAATGAAATCTCCATTCTACTTTATCGCAAAACCGGTAGAGGGAAAGAGATACGACAACACCAAGAATATTGGTGGCATAGAGTTAATTGTAAGCACCTCAGAGGAGGACCATCAATTCTCTAACAGATATGCTGAAGTCGTAGAACTTCCCTTAGACTATGAAGGTCCGATCCTTCCCGGCAATATTCTTATTGTTCATCACAATGCTTTCAAGTTTTATAACGACATGAGAGGAAGAAGAAGAAGCGGAAAGAGTTTTTTCAAAGACGACCTATTCTTCATTGAGCCTGATCAGTTCTATATGTATAAGCAAGACGGGCAGTGGAAGCCGTATGATAAGTACTGCTTCGTTAAACCACTGCCTGCTATTGAGTCTTATATAAAGAAGCCATTCACAGAAGAGCCGTTGATGGGAATCATGAAGTACCCAAATGAATACTTGTTATCTCAAGGAGTTAATGCCGGCGATGTGGTATGCTTTTCTCCTGATAGTGAATACGAGTTTAACATTGACGAGGAGAAGATGTACCGTATATATGACCATCAAATTACTGCAGTGGTATGAGTAGCACAAAAAATTTAAGAGAGAGAATAATCGCCTCAGCACGTATTGCTGTTGAGGAGTTGATTAAGATAGCAAAGGAGCCAATCATAAATCATGACGAGGAAACGCCTTCGTTAGCAGCGGATAGACTAAAGAATGCCGCAGCTACCAAGAGATTAGTTATCTTTGACGCACTTGATATTCTTGCACGCATAGATGCGGAAGAAGAACTTCTCAATTCAGAACAGGATGGCCCAAGTAAAACAGACACAAAACAAGGATTCGCGGAAAGACGTTCGAGATAGTCTGTATAAGATTGTTCAGGGCGTTGTTACCAAGAGTATTATATCCACAAAGAACCGGGCAAGGTCTTGGACTTATGGGTATAATGCTGATTATAATATTGTAGTTATATCTAAGACAGGTGAGATAGGAGAGATATATGACGTGTCGGGTCTTTTGATTGCTCTGCCTCCGGCTCCTAAGCAATGTCATCACAGAAGCCATGCCCCATCCGAACAATATTGGGAGAGGGAGACTATGCCTCGTGAACTTAATAAGATTTCTACTATCTTTCAGTGGAATCAAATGCCATCGCTCTTTAAGAACAATTGGGTTGACTACATAGAGAAAGAGTTTGACAGAAGGGAGCAAGGCTTTTGGTTCATGAACAATGGTGAGCCGACGTATATTACAGGGTCTCATTATATGTATCTGCAGTGGGCGAGTATTGACATTGGATATCCCGACTTCAGGGAAGCGAATAGAATATATTGGATTTTTTGGGAGGCATGTAAAGCTGACGTAAGATCATTCGGTATGGTGTATCTTAAGATACGTCGCTCAGGATTTTCTTTTATGTCGTCATCCGAATGTATTAACGTGGGAACTCTTGCACGAGATGCAAGGGTTGGTATACTATCAAAGACCGGAGCCGATGCTAAGAAAATGTTTACTGATAAGGTTGTTCCTATTAACAACCGTCTTCCTTTTTTCTTCAAACCTATTATGGATGGAATGGATAAGCCTAAGACTGAGCTTTCCTATCGCATCCCGGCTTCGAAGATTACGAAGAAGAATATGTTTGATGCTGAGGCAGAAGAGTTAGAGGGTCTTGACAGCACCATAGATTGGAAGAATACAGAAGATAACTCTTATGATGGTGAGAAGCTATTGATGTTGGCCCATGATGAGAGTGGTAAGTGGCAGAAGCCAAACAATATCAAAGAGAATTGGCGCGTAACTAAAACGTGTTTGCGATTAGGTAGCAAGATTATAGGTAAGTGTATGATGGGTTCTACCTCTAACGCTCTTAGCAAGGGTGGTCAGAACTTCAAAGATATATATGAGGACTCTCGTGTAACCAACCGTAATGCGAATGGTCAAACGAAGAGTGGCTTATACGCATTGTTCATTCCTATGGAGTGGAACATGGAAGGGTTTATTGATATGTATGGTATGCCCGTGTTGTACAAGCCTGAGAAACCTATCAAAGGAATTGATAAGGCGATGATCATCAATGGAGCTGTAGACTATTGGGAGGCTGAGGTTGATTCACTTAAGAACGACTCAGATGCACTTAACGAATTCTATCGTCAGTTTCCCCGCACGGAATCTCACGCCTTTAGGGATGAGACCAAGTCGTCGTTGTTCAACCTGACTAAAATATATCAGCAGATTGATTATAATGATACTCTCATCAAAGAACACTACCTCACACGCGGGTCGTTCATGTGGAAGGATGGTATCAAGGACACCAAAGTTATATTCAGTCCTGATAAGAAGGGTAGGTTCTTGGTTAGTTGGATGCCGGCAAAGCATCTGCAGAATAATGTGATAGATAGAGGTGGGTCTAAGTATCCGGGCAATGAACATATTGGCACATTTGGATGTGACTCATATGATATCTCGGCTGTTGTAGATGGGCGTGGTTCTAACGGATCTCTTCACGGTCAGACTAAGTACCACATGGATGAGGCTCCAATAAATGAATTCTTTTTAGAATATATAGCACGTCCTCAAACTGCTGAGATATTTTTTGAGGAGGTATTAATGGCTTGCATTTTTTATGGTATGCCTATACTTATTGAGAACAATAAACCTCGTTTACTTTACCACTTTAAGAACAGAGGGTATAGAGGTTTCTCTTTAAATAGACCTGACAAACATTACACAAAGCTCAGCAAGACAGAGAAAGAACTCGGGGGTATACCTAACTCATCTGAGGATGTTAAGCAGGCTCACGCGGCAGCCATTGAGTCGTACATAGAAAAATATGTAGGCATGGATAGCACCGGTGGGTATAGGGATCCTGACGAGATAGGCAGTATGCCGTTCACAAGAACGCTCGAGGATTGGGCTAAGTTTGACATTAATGACAGAACAAAGTTTGACGCCTCGATTAGTTCGGGGTTAGCAATAATGGCTAATCAAAAACATCTTTATACCCCGGAGAAAAAACAATCAAAAATTAGCATTAACTTTGCGAGATATAGTAACAAAGGAACTACAAGTGAATTAATTAGATGAAAGAAGTAGTAATCAAGATATCTTCTACCGCATTTCCAAATCAATTTATGTCGGATGCTGAAAAAGCTACGCTTGAATTCGGATTGCAAGTAGGCCAAGCCATTCAATATGAGTGGTTCCGAAAGGACGGAAATAAGTGTAGATACTATGGTCAGTGGAGAGACTTCCATAGGCTACGCTTGTACGCTCGTGGTGAGCAGTCAGTAGGTAAGTACAAAAATGAACTTGCTATTGATGGGGATCTTTCCTATCTTAATTTAGATTGGACTCCTGTTCCTATTATCCCTAAGTTCGTTGACATTGTTGTTAACGGAATGTCTGACCGACTCTTTAAAGTTAAGGCATATGCACAAGATGCAATGTCTCAAGCTCACAGAAGCAAGTATCAAGATATGCTTGAAGGACAGGTGGCTGCTAAGGATGTGTTATCTATTGTTCAGCAAAAGACAGGAGTTGATCCTTTCATGATGGACCCTAACGAGCTACCTGACAGTGACGATGAGATGGCTTTGTTCATGCAGCTTAACTATAAGCCTGCTATTGAGATTGCTGAAGAAGAGGCTATCAATACCATATTTGCTGAGAACCACTACGATGATTTGCGTAAGCGAATTGATTATGACCAAACGGTATTAGGTATTGGTGTAGCAAAACATGAGTTTCTTCCCGGAGCGGGAATTGAGATATCATATGTAGACCCGGCTAATGTGGTGTACAGCTATACTGAGGATCCTTACTTTAGGGATTGTTTCTATTGGGGAGAGATTAAGACTCTTCCTATTACCGAGCTTTTAAAAATTGATCCTTCCCTTACGTCTGAGGATCTTGAAAACATATCTAAGCACAGTCAAAGTTGGTACGACTATTACAATGTAGCTCAGTTCTATGAGAACAGTATGTTCAGTAGAGATACTTGTACCTTGTTGTATTTTAATTACAAGACCACGCAGAAAGTAGTTTATAAAAAGAAAACACTCGAAGGTGGTGGTGTAAGATATATTGAGAAGGATGAGACTTTCAACCCTCCTGTCGAGATGATGGAGGAAGGTAACTTTGAGAAAGTTGAGAAGACTATTGACGTATGGTATAACGGAGTTATGGTTATGGGCACTAACATCATGTTAAAGTGGGAGTTAGCTCAGAACATGGTTCGTCCTAAGTCATCTTCTCAGCACGCGTTACCTAACTATGTAGCGTGTGCACCTCGTATGTATAAGGGTGTGATTGAATCTTTGGTTAGAAGAATGATTCCATTCGCTGACTTAATTCAGATTACCCACCTTAAACTACAGCAGGTCATTGCTCGCGTTGTGCCTGATGGTGTATTTATTGATGCAGACGGATTGAATGAGGTAGACTTAGGAACAGGTGCAGCCTATAATCCTGAGGATGCTTTGAGGTTATACTTCCAAACGGGTAGTGTAATCGGAAGAAGCTACACTCAAGATGGTGACTTCAATAACGCTCGTGTTCCTATCACTCAGCTGACCTCTAACTCAGGTGCGGCTAAGACTCAGATGTTGCTTGCTAACTATGCTCATTACCTTGATATGATTCGGTCTGTAACAGGATTGAATGAGGCTCGTGATGGAAGCACTCCTGACCCTAATGCCTTAGTTGGTGTTCAGAAGTTAGCAGCGCTTAATTCAAATACAGCTACTCGTCATATCCTTGAGGGTGGTTTACATATTTACCGTTCTCTTGCTGAGGGTATTACTTATAGGATATCTGATATTTTAGAGTATGCTGATTTTAAAGAAGACTTTGCTAATAAGATTGGTAAGTATAACGTGTCGATACTTGAAGAGATTAAAGACCTATACATCTATGACTTTGGAATATTTATCGAAGTGGCTCCTGATGAAGAGGAGAGAGCTCAGCTTGAGGCTAATATCCAAATGGCATTGTCTCGTGGAAATATTGACATTGAGGATGCTATTGATATTAGAGAAATTAAAAATATCAAACTCGCAAACCAACTCCTTAAGCTTAAAAGAAATAAGAAACAAGATAGAGAGGAGAAGATGGAGATGCAGAAGCAGGCGATGATGTCTCAACAAAATCTTAAGTCTCAAGAGATGGCAGGACAAGTTGCTATGCAGAAGATTCAGTTGGAGTCTCAGGCTAAGATGCAAATCAAGCAGGCTGATGTGGCTTTTGATATTGAGAGAATGAAACAAGAGGCTGCTCTTAAAATGCAACTTATGGCTGAGGAGTTTAAATATAATATGCAACTTGCCGGGATGCAAGAGAGTCAGATTAGAAGCAGAGAGATGACTAAGGAGGAAGAGAAAGCTAAACGTATTAGCATTCAGAATACTCAGCAGTCAAAACTCATCAACCAAAGAAAGAATAACTTACCTCCATTGAACTTCGAGTCTAATGAGGATAGCTTAGATGGTTTTGACATGGCTGAATTTGAGCCTCGTTAAATATTAATTATTTTTGTATAACTTTGTAAAAATTAAATCAAATGGAATTCACATCAGTAAGAGTATTAGATGGTGGCGACACTAAAGGTGTTGCAGAACAAGAGGCTGAGTTACTTGCTAATCATGAAGCTGCTCAAATAGCGGCAGATGATTCAAGACATTCAGTAGAAGATACCCCTCCTGTTACTCCGGTAGCAGATGTGGTTGAGACAAACGAGTTAAAAGAAGAAGACGTTCTTTCATATATTGGTAAGAGATATAATAAGGAGATCAATTCGTTTGACGAGTTGATGGCTGAACGCAGTCAGGCTGAAGAGATGCCTGAGGACGTAGCCGCCTATATGAAATATAAGAAGGATACCGGCCGTGGGTTTGAAGACTTTCTCAAATTGAGAAAGGACTTTGACTCAATGGACCAAGATCAACTTCTTAAAGAATATATTAGTTCGACTCAACAGGGTCTTGACCCTGAGGATATTGATGTTATGATGGATGACTACCGTTATGACGAAGACCTCGATGAGGAGTCGGCTGTTAAGCGAGTTAAACTCGCTAAGAAAAAAGCTGTTGCTGAAGCGAAGAGATTCTTCACTCAACAAAAGGAACAATACAAGATGCCACTTGAGTCAAGTGCTCCATCTGTTTCTAATGAAGAGAAAGAAGAGTATGAATCATATAAGCAACACACCAAGCAGGCGAAGACTCTGCAGGAAGAAAACGAGCGCAAGCGCCAATGGTTTGACAACAAGACCAACGAGTTATTTAATGGAGAGTTCAAAGGTTTTGAGTTCAAGATAGATGACAAGACAGTTAAGTTTACACCCGGAGACGCTTCTGAACTTAAGAAAGCCCAATCAAGCCCGATGAATTTCGTTGGTAAATACTTGGATGAGAGTGGGATGATTAAGGATGCTGTTGGCTACCATAGAGCATTAGCTGTTGCTATGAACCCTGAGAAGTTCGCTAAGTTCTTCTATGAACAAGGCGCGGCGAATGCCACTGATGATGTGATGCGTAAGACAAAGAATATTAATATGTCTGAACGTAGAGCACCTGAGGTAACAAACACAGGCGGATTTCAGGTTAAGGCTGTTAACCCTGATTCCGGCAGAAGATTAAAAATTAGCAGCGCAAAAAGATTATAAAAACTAAAAACTAAAACAAAATGGCTATATTAGCTACCCCCGGTTATCAATTGCAACCTGCTGCTGAGCAAGTTGCTTTACAAACAAACTACATTACTAACTTCAACTTCTTGAATCAGTATCTTCCTGATACTTACGAGAAAGAATTTGAGCGTTATGGTAATCGTACAGTATCTTCATTCTTGAGAATGGTAGGTGCTGAGATGCCTTCTATCTCTGACCAAATCAAATGGGCAGAACAAGGACGTCTTCACATTAAGTATACTTTATGTACTACTGCAGGTGCGCTTAACGCAAACACAGCTGTATTTACTGTAACTGACGCAAACGTTACTGCAATCGCAATTCGTGTTGGTCAAACTGTTATGATCCAAGGTAATGCTTCAGGAGCTACTAACAAAGCTGTTGTTACTGCTGTTAACACTACAGCAGGAACATTCACAGTTGCTTACTACGAAGCTGCAGGTCAGTCATTCGCAGTATCTACTGTATGTACTGTATTCATCTACGGTTCTGAATTCAAAAAAGGAACTAACGGAATGCAAGGTTCTTTGGAAGCAGAAGATGAGATCTTCTCTAACAACCCTATTATCATCAAAGATAAGTATGCTGTTAACGGATCTGACATGGCTCAAATCGGATGGGTTGAAGTAACTACCGAGAACGGTGCTACAGGATACCTTTGGTATTTGAAGTCTGAGCACGAGACTCGTCTTCGTTTCGAAGATTACTTAGAGACTGCAATGATCGAGACTGTACCTATGGCTAACACAACCAACGCGGGTACTACAGGATTGATTGGATCACAAGGTATCTTCTACGTGGTTAACGATCGTGGTAACGTATGGGGTGGTGGTACTCCAACTACATTGGCTGATTGGGATTCTATCGTTTCTCGTTTGGACAAGCAAGGAGCTATCGAAGAGAACGTAATCTTCGCTAACCGTGGTCTTAGCTTTGACATCGACAATATGTTGGCAGGATTGAACGGAGTTGTAGGAACAGGTGGACCAACAGGAGTAGCATCTTATGGTGCGTCTTACGGTTTGTTTGACAACGATGTTGAGATGGCATTGAACCTTGGGTTCAGCGGTTTCCGTCGCGGTTATGACTTCTACAAGTCTGATTGGAAATACTTAAACGATCCTACAATGCGTGGTGGTCTTTATGCAGGTGGTGTTGGTACTGTTACAGGACTTATGGTTCCTGCAGGATCTACTTCAGTGTATGACCAAATCATGGGTAAGAACGCTAAGCGTCCATTCCTACACGTTCGTTACCGTGCAAGCGAAGCTGAAGATCGTCGTTACAAGACTTGGATCACAGGTTCTGCCGGTGGTGCTGCTACAAGCGACTTAGATGCAATGGAGGTCAACTTCCTTTCTGAGCGTTGCGTATGTACCTTGGGTGCAAACAACTTCGTATTGTTCCGTTACGGATCATAATCGATTTCTTAAAATAAAAAAGGGGGTGTCTTCAAAGACACTCCTTTTTTATATAACTTTGTAAAAATTAAATCATATCAAATGAACAACACAAAAAAAGTACCTACTGATAAGGTATACCGACTCATAAATGGGTCTCCTCTTTCTTACACATTGTCATCACGCAATCACCCAAGATATCCTCTTATGTGGTATGATGAAACAAATAATGTTAACCGCGCTTTGCGCTACGCCTCTAACCAAAAATCTCCATTTGAAGACGCTCAAGATGGCAATGCTATTATTGAGCCTATTGTTTTTGAAGATGGCCTGTTAAGTGTTCCTAAAAAAAATCCTGTGTTGCAGGAGTTCTTGAGTTATCACCCTATGAATGGAGTGGTATTCGTAGAAGTAGATAAAGAGAAAGAAGCTCACGTAGAAGTTGAAGACTTAAACATAGAGGTAGATGCTCTTATCGCAGCAAGAGGATTATCTCTTGAACAAATTGAAATGCTTACTCGCGTAATGTTTGGTAAAGACCCATCAATCATCTCAACAGCAGAGCTGAAGAGAGATATGTTGGTATTCGCTAAGCAAGATCCTCGTGGGTTCCTATCTATATTAAACGATCCTGAATTGCAATATCAAGATCAGGTACGTGTATTCTTTGAGAAAAATTTCCTTGCATTGAGAAACAATGGAAAGGACATTTACTTCAATACGCCTACTAATAAAAAGAAGATGTGTTCAGTACCTTTCGGGGAAGATGCATACGAAATCGCTTCTCACTTCTTACGTAGTGATGAAGGGATAGATGCCCTTAAGATGTTGGAAACAATCGTGTCATAATTGATTTTAAGTTAAAAGGAAGGGGGTGCAATTGCATCCCCTTTTTTTATCTATCTTTGTAAAAAAGAATCATAATGATTAATTCGATTCGTAACACAGTACTTTCCACGCTCAATAAGAATAACTACGGATACATATCTCCTGCTGACTTTAACTTATATGCTAAGCAAGCTCAGTTAGAGGTGTATGATGAATACTTTAGTAACTACAATAAGACGATTAACATGGAGAATATGCGTAGATCGGGTAACGACTACGCAGATATAGGTCAAGCTTTGTCTGAGACTATGGAGTATTTTCTTACTTCTAACTTTCTTATTAAATCTACTACAAATAATTTCTTTATACCATCTATCACCACTACAGGTGACGAGGCTTATATGATTAGCAGACTTTCTGTTTACTCTACTTTAATTATTAACTCAACTAACACAAGCGTGCTGTCGGTAAGTCTTATAGACTCATCAGCTGACTTTATTACGTTAGGCGTTCAGGTTGGTGACATAGTATCTAACGGAACAACTAATCAAGTTACCACGGTAGTGAATGTAGTAAACGCAACGACATTGTTGTTAAGTCAAGATATTTTTGGTGTAACGGGTATTAGTTATTTCATTTACTCAGCAGCAAATATAAAAGATTCAGAGAAGGTTAGTGCAGGTAAGATTACTATGCTTAATAACTCAATGCTTACCGCCCCATCACTGTTGTTCCCTGCATATACGCAGGAGAGTTCGGTGTATAGAGTTTACCCTACGTCTATTAGCAATCCCGGTCAAATACAAGCAACATACTTTAGATACCCTAAAGATCCTAAGTGGACATACGTAACCCTGTTAGGTGGTGAGCCGTCTTTTGACCAATCACAACCTGACTACCAAGACTTTGAGATGCCGGCTGAAGATGAGTTCAAGTTGATTACAAAGATTCTTCAGTATTGTGGTATCTCTATTAGAGAGCTTCAAGTTGTTAACTACGCTATGGGTAAAGAACAACGTGAGCAACCTACATTTAGCCAACAACAATAATAGAACATGGCATATATTTCAGATTATCAATATTACAACAACAATGGCAATACTCCTGAGGATGCTAATTGGGGGTCTTATCAGTACGTAAGTTTATTCGACATCGTCAACAACTTTATGTTGATGTATGCAGGCAACCATTCTCTTGTCAATAACGAGGAGCGTTATAAGGTTTTGTTTCATGCCAAGCGTGCTATTCAAGAACTGAACTACGACGCATTTAAAGAGATTAAGGCATTAGAATTAAGCGTGTGTGACCAACTACGTTTTGTTCTACCCTCTGACTATGTCAATTGGGTTCGCATATCCTTATATAAGGATGGATATCTAAGACCGTTGAGCGAGAACATCCAAGTTCTTTCTTCAAACGCTTATCTTCAGGATAACGAGTGCAACATTCTTTTCGATCAGGATGGAAATATCTTGAGACCTCAGAACTCTACGATTGATTTCGATAGAATCACAGGCACTAAGAGGAGTATATACCTAAACCCGGGCAGCCAATTTAACGATCAAGAAGGTTGGTTTGTAGATGGTATTTGGTATTTCAGTTACACCTTTGGCAGTCGTTTCGGTTTAAATACCGAGACAGCAAATGCTAATCCTACTTTTAATGTAGACAAGAAGGCCGGAGTAATCAATTTCTCCTCCGAAATGTCAGGAGAGCTTTGCATACTTGAGTACGTATCAGACGGAATGGAAGGTGGTGATAACTCTTTAATCTCTGTAAACAAGTTGTTTGAGAAGTATGTGTACGCATATATCCAAGCTGAGATACTAAGCAGTAAACTTGGCGTGCAAGAATACGTGGTGATGAGAGCGAGAAAAGAAAAGTCTGCTTTACTTCGCAATGCAAAAATTAGAATGAGTAATATTCATCCGGGCCGATTGCTAATGAATCTCCGTGGTATGGACAAGATGATAAAATAATATGGCAAACCTTACGAGGAATTTTGTAGCGGGTAAGATGAATAAGACGTTCGATGAGCGTGTTGTTCCTGCCGGAGAATATATCGACGCGTTAAACGTGCGTATGGGATCTACTGAGGAGTCTGAGGTCGGCACTCTTGAGAATACCAAGGGTAATCTTTCGCTTACTACACTTTCCTATAACGGACAAAATCTAAGTAGTGATGCTCGTTGTATAGGTGCTTATGAGGACGGTGCTAATGAGACTATCTATTGGATGGTCCACGACCCTAGCTTCGCGTTAGGAGCTACAGGCAAGATTGATATGCTTGTATCTGTCAATGTCCTTACATCAACTCTTACTTATCATTTAATAAGTATTGATGATGGCGATGGTATAAATACAACATTAGATTTCAATCCTACTTTTTTAATCACAGCGATTAATAAGGTAGATAACTTATTATTCTTTACAGACGATTATAACCCGCCGCGTTTTATAAACGTGAATAGGTCATACCTTACCCCTAACGCAGGGTACATTGACTACAATGGTAATCCATATTTATTTGTAGAGGTGTTGCAGGTTATTAAGAAGCCACCATTTGCATCACCTACCGTAGTTCCGTATATCACTCCCGGCGAAGAGCAGTTTATGGTTGACAGATTTATCTGTTTTGCATATCGTTGGCGTTATGCTGACAATGAGTACTCAGCGACTTCTCAGTGGTCTGATATCGCATTCTTACCTAGTCCATTTGAAATTAGTCTTGATTCTTTTTTAAATGATGGTATGACAAACGCATTTAATGCGGCTACTATAACCTATAATACAGGAGGCCCATTTGTAGTTGGCATTGACTTGTTATTTAAGGAAGCAAATAGTAATGTAATTAAAGTAATTGAGAAGTTAAACAAAGCTGAGTTAGGTCTTCCTGATGGGGCTCTTCTTACATATAACTTTGTCAACAGTAAAATCTTTACCATACTTCCTGAGTCTGAGATTCTTCGTTTGTATGATAATGTACCTCGCTTTGCTAAGGCACAGACTATTATGGGTAATCGCCTGATGTACGGTAACTATGTTGAAGGTTATAACTTGATAGATTACAATGGTAACCCTACAAGATTTACATATCAAACTAATCTTATTTCTGAAGAAATAGGAATTGATTATCCTGAAACAGAAATATTAAGTAGCAATTATACATTTAGAGGCATAAGCCAAACTGTTAGTAGTGGTCTTGTAAGGGTAAATTTAAATGATATAAATCTTGCTGAAGGATCTTTGATTAATATTAATATTACTATTCTTCACGACTCTTTTGAAGGAGATACACCGTTCCCTTCTCAGACTACTCAAAGCACACCCTTATCATTTTATTTTTATCTGCCTATATCTTATGCTTCTGTATATGATATGGTTACAAGTACTGAGTTTGTTCTTGCAGTAGGAACTGCGGCTACTATTAAGCCTATATATTTACCCGGCCCCGGTGATACCTCTTGCGATGGTACTACTTGGACAGATATTTTTAACTGCGCTATACCAAATAACCTTAACACTTTATTTAAGTATGCAAGTGGTATCACGGGTTATTTAAACCAACCTATTGCTATTTACTGTAATTCGGGAGATACATATTTTGATATGCAGTTGCCTGCTATGTTGTTTATAGATGCGTATCCCGCAACTTCTCAAGAGGTTGTTGAATACTATAGAGTTGTTGAGGCTCAATCTTTTTTTCAATTAACATCTAACTCAAGAAGTCTGCATAGTAATAGAGGATATGAGGTTGGTATTGTTTACATGGATGAGTTTAACAGGTCTACCACAGCTTTGGTTAGCCAAAACAATACCGTCGCTGTACCTTGTGGATTTTCACCAAATAAAAATTCAATTCAAGTCACTATACCTCCATCTCAATTAGCTCCTGTATGGGCTACACGATATAAGTTTGTCATTAAAGCTGATGAAGAGAATTACGATACTATTTTTTCGTATATATATTTTCAAGACCCTGAAACAAATTCAACTTACTTTTTAATTGAAGGGGAAAATCCTCGTAAGGTAAATGCGGGTGATAGATTGATAGTTAAAGCAGATGCTAATGGGCCTAAAGAAAATTGTGCGTATGCAACTATTCTTGAGAAAGAAGCCAAGCAAGAAAACTTTATATCAGGCGTTGGATATGTTCCTTCAGGTACATATTTAAAGATAAATGCAAATAATTTTTCAGTGCAAACGAATGCTGATTCAACTATAGCTTTTCCATCAAGAAAAGATTGTAAGAGTCGTATTGATTCAGGAGATTATCCTGTTGTTCTTTATCCTGTGAATAAATTTGATGGGACATCTTATGTTGATTACAGTGTTCCTGCAGGCAGTAGAATAAAAATGAGCATTAAGCAAACAAGAGAAGGCCTTTTTTCAGGTGGCGGTAGTTGCGAGGAGAGAAGATATACTCTTGAAAAAGAATTTATTTCAACAAATAATTATGCTAATATGAAAGATTGGTTTGATGGTGATAACATCTACCTATCTTTAGACGACGGCACTCCTGTTGTTGGAGGAAGCGGTTGTCCTATTTACAATATTTATTTACCAACTCTTGCTACATTTCCGTTTGTTCCAACTACTGATCCATGCACTAATTACTACCAATTTGTTAGAGACACGTCTAACAACGCGCTTTATTTTACTGCAACAGGAACAAAAAGTTGCACAGGAGGTAGAGAAGATAAAAGAAAGTCTTGTGTAGAGGTTAGTTTTATTGTTATAAGAGCTACTGCTATTGTTGTTTTTGAAACTGAACCAACGGACACTCTACCTGACGTGTTCTTTGAGAACAACTTATCGTTTGGGGTAAACGGTGCAACGGGTGATCACAATGGTAATATTCAAAACCAAGATATAGCAAGTGGCATACCGGCTATCATAGACACAGGATTCTTTAACTGCTTTTCCTTTGGTAATGGTGTTGAGAGTTATAAGATAAGAGACTCTATCATCGGTAGAACATTCAACTTAGGTGAGCGTGTTACCTCTGTAGCTGCTCAAGACTACAAGGAGGCTGATCGCTTTGCAGATATCACATATAGCGGTGTGTATAACGACGAGAGTAATGTGAATAAACTAAATGAGTTCAACCTTGGTCTATTGAACTTCAAGCCACTTGAGGATTCGTTTGGACCTATTCAAGTATTGGACGCAAGACAGACCGATGTACTCACTCTTCAAGAGGATAAGATATCTTATGTCCTTGCGGGTAAGAACTTGCTGTCAGACGCTTCAGGAGGTGGCACGTTGACATCTGTACCTGAAGTGTTAGGAACGCAGATAGCGCGTACTGAGAGGTATGGCATTAGCTATAACCCTGAAAGTTATGTTCAATGGGGACAAGATAGATTCTTTACCGATGCTAAGCGCAGTGCTGTGATTCAACTTAGAGGTGATGAGACGGGCGGTCAACAACTGAAAGTAGCCTCTGAGTCAGGAATGCGTACTTGGTTTAGAGATTTATTTAACGAATCTTTCAACACTCAAAAACTTGGTGGCTTTGACCCATACTCAAACGAGTATGTGTTGTGTTCTAACGAACAGCCTATACCTTCTATTGAGAAGTGTATTGACTGCGGAATCATTAGAACGTTTACAATAGAAAACACTAAGGGTGATAAGATAAACTACTGCGTTGACTTAGGCTTTGCGGTAGGTGATGTTGTAATTACTTATAATATCATTAACATTGCTCCTACAAAGTACATTAATATAAAGTATGATTACAATGGTAGTTTAGGAGGAACAGGTAATGTAAGCACGTCGGGTACTATAACTTTTAACAAAGACACTAACAGTGTAAACTTTGTAGACATTGAGGTTGTAGCAAATGGTCAAGTAACTTTAGAGGTTATTGTTGCCTGTCCATCGCCAACTGTATTAACATTAGTCGAGGTTGTGTTGACAAATAATAGTGAGGCAGGTCAGACTATTCACACTGAGTATTTCTATACCAACTCACCATATGTGTCTCCTGTTCAGTCTAACCTTGTCACGTTTGTAAGTGGCTCAACAAATCCACTTGTGTCAAGGTTTAACTCTGTGTCAGGCAATCAAGGCACGGCGGGTATTCCTATTGATGGAAGCACGATGACTATAGCCACCAACAAGATAGGAACAGATACATTTGTATTTGATCCCGCTTCAGATTCATTTAAGTACTTACGTACCAATACAGCTTTTGATAGCAGCCCCGGAGATATATCTACATTATTGTCATTGGCATCAGCAGCTGCTCCGTTAATGGGTAGTGGGGCATACAACTATGCTAACTTTAACGCAGGTTCAG